ACATTTAACTACAACAACCCCATATATTTTTGTAAATTTGTAAAATGTCTGATAACATTAGAAATAGATTAGTAGTTGATTCATGTAGAACATATTATAAGTATTACACAAAATAGTGTATGGATATGTTTATTCTTTGGTGATACTGAACATTTTAATAAACTTGTAAGGGATTATATAAATGAGATACCCTCTACTATAAAAAAATTCCGTAGAAATAGAGAAATAAATAAAATCTTAGAATAATGGCTCTTTATATAAAAGATGAAAATGTTGTAAATGCTGCTTCTACTAAAGAAGGAATTAATTTAATAATAGATTTTATTAAAAATAAAAAAGATTATGATCCGACTTTCGAGAAAATAGAAGAAGGATATTTAATTCAAACCAAGGTTAAAGGAATGCCTGGTGCTTTCTCAAACACAGTAGGTGTCTATAATAATTGTAAAAAAAAGAATATTATTATAAACCCATCATTTGATAGTGATGGTAATAACTATATTACAGAATTAAGAGATTACATTCAGGAACTACCAATTATTTTAAGAAGAGGAAAAATCAATTCAATATTATTATAAGTAAACTATATTCAATATATATCATATAAACAAAAAATGAATTAGTGAATTAGTGGGTAGTAAAAAAGATAATATATTTTCGGTATCGAAATATATTTTAACAGCAAAGAATCAAAATTTTATATGGGTAAATTATAATGTTTGGTTAAAATGGAAAATAATAATAAAATTCTTACTTATTTTTAATAAAAATTTCACCACTTGTGAAATTTACAAAAAGAAACATAGGTCTTATAAAAACATAGTAATCTTAGGACTTAAATGGCGTGGGAAAAATGTAAAAGGTAGAACAATTGGTTATGCCAAAAAATTCATACAAAGACATAAAGATGCTAAGTGTCTATATTGTAATATAGTGTTGACTAATGATAATGCAACATCTGATCATATAGTTCCAGTATCTAAAAAAGGAACAAATTCTAAAGTTAATTTAATAGTTTGTTGTGTAAACTGTAATGTAGAAAGAGGAAATATACCATTCATGCAATATCTTACATCAAAAAATCCTGATTATAAGAACGAAAAATATGTATTTATTTAATAAATATCCATTTTTTCACACCAGAGTCAAATAATCTATAAAATCCTTTTAAATACATTATTTCGATTTCACTTAAATTTTTATTAAATCCTTCTTTTACTAATTTATCTTTTCTAAAATTAAATCTATGATGTCTTATTCCATTTTTAATCCAATAATAATTAATAGTTTCGTTAAAATTTTTAAATCCTAAAACTTTATATAGATTTCCATTCGATCTTGAATTGTCAGAATAACTTATAATTTCTTTAACATCATAATTTTTAATAAAATATTTAAAGAGTTTAGAAGCACCTCCAATTACTGAGGTGTTTAAAACATTACAAAATCTTAATAACTCATATGAACCTTCTTTAGATCTTTGGCCTAAATTTCGTCTCAAATTTCCAAATGTCATTAAACTAACCAATTCATTATTATAATATAATCCTAATTTAATCTTAGATCCAACAAATCCTTGAATATGATTTTCTTCTAGAAATCTTTTTACAATTTTATTATCCGAAATTTCTTTAATTTGGCATTTTCTTCCATAAATTTTATTAGTATTCTTACCTAATTTATTTAGAATAATTGATTTAACAATATCTTGTTTATAGTCCCAATCATCCTCCCAAATATGAATCAATTGTATTCCCTTTTCTAAACACTCATTGGTTTTGTTTAAATGGTAGTCTTTTTCTTTAAATATTTCTGAATGCCAATATAAACCATTAAATTCAAATCCTAATTTTAAATCAGGTAGGTAAATATCTAATTCCTTCCCATTTAGTACTTCCCTATTATTTCTTTCAGTTGAATAATACTTTTCTATGAAATCGTTTAAATTATTTTGTTTTATATTTTGTTTTAATGGATTACAATGTGTACATAATTCATAACCATTTTTTTCTCTTTTAAATTTCAATGATTGTAATATTTCAAAATCCATTTTGCAATTATTACAATTAATAAAATATTTTCCATTTTCAGATTTTATTAATGTCCCATATAATGAAATTTTAGAAAACATTTTATTAAAGTTTTTTTCTTTTATTTTTTCTTTAAATATATCTGTTTTTGAAAAATTTTCAAATCCATAACGGATTTTACAAGTTTCTATCATTTTGTTAATAGTTTTAGGATCTTGAGAAGGATATTCCACACCAAATTTTAAAAAATTTGTTTTTCTTTTCTTTTCTTTAATATCATTAGATGATGATGGATATTCAAATCCATATCTTAGAATATTTGTTTTTTTAGCCAATTCTCTATTAACATATTTTGAATCACCATATTTTTTTAATTTAGAATTTTCTATTTTTTTCTTAATAATTTCAGATTGAAAAACATTTTTTTTACCAAATTTTTTTAAATTAGTCTCATTAGTTTTAATAATAGAACACTTCTTTGAACAGGAAAATTTAAATTGATTATTGTTTGTTTGTGAATTATAAGATTTATAAGATAAACTTCTTTCTTTTCCACAAAAATCACATATACCAATTATTTTTAAATGACTAGATAATTGTAAGTTAAATACACTTACTTCAATATATTCATTTGTATTTAATTTTGAGTTTTTTATTTTCTCATAATACTTTTTTGTTTTATTACTTACTTTAAGTAATATCATTTGATCTTTTATCATAGAGTATATATTAATATCATACTCCTTTATTTGTTCTATTCATTCCAATAGATTTATCGATCCATTTTATATCATAAATATCTTTGGAAAAAAAATCTTTTAAACTCAAATCTAAATATACATTTGGATTGTTAGTTATTTGAGATAATTTATTTAAATCTTTAACCTTTTTTATTCTATACATTAGTTTATAAGGATCAGATGATGGTTTGTTTTTAACAATATTCTCAAATAATTTATTCCATAAAAAGACATTATATCCATTTTTTAATTTTTCTAAAGACTTCATATTTCCAGAATTATCGTTATCATAAAAATAATTAATATCTATATCATTTTGTTCCATAAATTTAGTATCTGTATTTGTACCTACCATTCCTATAGAGTTTGGATAAAATAGAGAATCTAAATATCCCTCAAATAAAGTAACCTTTTTAGTTAAATCAACATTTAGTATGTTAAAATAATAAGATAATTTATTATAAATCACTAGTTGGCTCATATCACTATCCTCAGTTTCTTTACCGATATTAACCCATTCTAATAGATTTTCATAATTATAAATCTTAAACATACGTCTGCGTCCCTCTTTCAAGTTACGAATCTGCATACCAAGAACTTTGTCTCCTCTTCGATTCAACATTGCTATAATCCACTCATGTTCATCCTCATTCTTCCAATACTTAGCTTGATAAATATTCTTATGCATTTCTGGACCAATACCACGACCACATAAGTATTTATAAACACCGCCATTAACTTGTATAGGTTTGAAGTCCGATATCGGTGTTAAGTCCTGACTAAAAACTCTTTCTAATTCAGATAAATCAATTAAGTCTTCAAATTTAGCATCAATAAAATCACCTTCAAAATCAGAATATGTCATAACACTGTTTAAGTGTTCAATCATTTCTAACTTTTTGTCAGGATCTAACATCTCATTGAAGTCCTTACAGAATCTATCAAGAGTTGTTTTCTTATCACAGTTAAAACAAATATAGATTAAACGATTGTAGTAAAGATTTCCGCGCTTTTTATGGTCTGATTTTCCATCACCACAATATGGACAACATATATTTAAACGATCCGTATATGCCACTATTCTTCTCCTATGTGTAGAGGAAAACTCCTTATCAAGGACATTTTGAATAATACTCTTTATATAACTTTGATCCATATTTTATTTCAATAGGGGCAAACAATTTTAATATATACTAAAAAATTCCAATATTGTTTATGTATTTATTATTTGAAGATGCTAGAAAAGTTGTTAGAAGCCAAGGATTAAAAAGTAAAAAAGAGTGGGATATCTGGATAAAAGGTAAATCAAAAACTTATAATATACCATCAAATCCAAATGTATATTATAAAGAACAATGGATATCACTATCTGATTGGTTAGATTCAAGTGTTGAAAGTTTTAATAATAGAGAATATTATGAGTATGAGTACTGCAAATTGATAATTAGTAAGATGATGTTTAATAACAGAAAGGAGTTTTACGATTTTACTAAAATAAATACTGATAAAAAAATACCAAATAGACCGGATCATGTTTATAAAAAGCAAAAAAAATGGGAAGGCTGGCAGAGATTTCTATCTATTAAAAAAACACCACCTATACACAAATGTGGTTTATTTCTAACATATAATGATGCTAAAAAGTTTATAAATGATATGAAGTTCACGCAGCAATCTGAGTATATAAATTATATAGAGGATAATAATATAGAGTTTTTACCTAAAAGACCGGATTATGTCTATAGAAATAATTGGACGGGATATTTAGATTTTTTGGGCTGTGAGACTAATAGGAAGTCCTTTGGTGAAAAAAAGATAAAAGAATTTTTAGAACAAAAATCAATTAACTTTATAAGAGAAAAGAAATTTGAAACATGTAGAAGTATAAAAGAATTACCTTTTGATTTTTACTTACCAGACCATAAAATATGTATAGAATATGACGGTGAATTACATTACAGATCATCTGCAATATTTGGCGGAGAAAAAACATTAAAAAGAATTAAAAATAATGATGATATAAAAAGTAAATGGTGTTTAGAAAATAACATTAAGTTAATAAGAATATCGTATAAAAAGAAAAATAAAATATTTAAAATATTAAATTTTGAAATAAATTAGTATATTTGTAGTATGAATTTAAAAGAAATTTACGAATCTAAAGTTGATGTTAGAGACTCTGATATTCCTGATGTTTGGAGGGAAAGCTGGAATAACTTCATCATGGGTTCTACTTGTATGATGGGTGAAAAGTTAGATGGTTCGGGTGAAAAAGAATTCATTTACTATTCGCATGACTTTCGTATGTGGTATCATCAAAATCAAAAAGCTATTGAAAGAGATATTAAAATAGACCAAGTTTATGAATAAAGGTAGGTTTTTACATCAAGAAAAATTAAAAGACCACTCCGATATAGGAGTTTATGGTATATTTTCTACTACAAAAGTAGAGTGGAAATACTATGTTATTTCATATAGGAATGGCGTAAACAATAAAGTTGAATTAACACCTGAGATATGTGGTTTTACAACCGATTCAAGTATAGATGGTGTTGCTAGAAATGGTAAAGAATTTAAAACCGTTGAGGAAGCAAAGGAGTTTATTCAGACCTATAAAGTAAAATGGGAGAGTGGTTCTAATAATACTACACAAGAGGTTAGAGCCAAGAAGCTTGATGATATCTTAGAAGGTGGTAAATAAATATCTTTTATAGATATCATCAGGTAACTTACTAAAATCAAAAGACTTACAACATCTTAACATAGGTCTCAAAATACCAGCGTGATGAAATCTTTTGAACCTGTTTTCTTGTTTATTCATTTCTTCACTTCTAAAGAATATAAACTTACCCATTAATTCATTTAAATATGAAATTGGATAGTAACCATCATTTCTTATTCCTCCTTTGGTTGTCATATAACATTTGATTAAAGCAAATATATCTTCTTCATCCGGTTGATCATCTTTACTTAATCCCCAGTATACACCTCTTATTTGTTTTATATAAATTGGATTTTCTGATATGTCTTTTTTAACATCATCTGAAATCTTTAGTTTCAAAAGTCTAGTTTTCAAGTCTTCTCTAACTTCATCTAAAACTTTTGTAACCACATCGCCATTTCTATCAAGAGTTTTATCACTTCTTTCTATACCAAACTCAGCCATAAACTTTTCATCCAATTCTCTTTCATACTCTTTGTTTTTGAACTTCCATTCACCTGTGTATGGATCTTTAACACAATATTCTCTAGCATAATATTTATCATCAACTTCAATATACAAATCGGTTCTTGATTTAATACATAAATCAGTATCACCATCATCAGTTGTTATTACTTCAATAACAGAGTCGTAACTTGGATTAAGTGTATCACCAACTAACTCAGAATAAGAAGCATCATCTACATAGAACCATTCATCATGATAATCCGACCAAACAATATCATCATTTGGTGCTGCCCATTGATTCTTATATTCTAACCATCTTGCTTCTTCTCTATCAAGATAACCACTAACATTTTCACAATAAACGGCTCTGTCTCTTGAAATATATTCATCTGACCACTCTGAATAAACAACATCATCAGATCTAAAACCACCACTTGTATCTTGTAGTAGATAATATCCTTGACCGGGCCAAAAATCTTCACTATTTACTAAAGTTTTTGTTGTTGGATTGTAACAAACAAATGTATCCATATAAGGGTATTTTTCATATTCATGATTACCTAACTGAATATAAGATGTTTCATAGTAACCATCATATGTTTTGTAATCATTCTTATCAGCCCATTCTTCAAATAGCTCTCTATCAGAATCTCGTATAGTGTAAATTCTATCCTGAAATTTAAGACCATTCTTTAGATTCCAAAGTAAAGCTCTTCCAACTATTTTTTCAGGACTATCTTCTGATTTCATAATAAGTAAACTACAAACTTCTGGATTCTTAACGTAGATATCTAAGTATTCTTGGCATCTTTTATATCTCATGCAAGAATTTCCTAATTGTCCTTTTACTATTTCATAATTATACTCAAGATACCATTTTCTTATATCTTCTCCTTTAACTATTTCAAAGTTAGTGTCATTACCATCAAATGCTGCTTTATACTGATTTACAAATTGTTCTATATCGGTATTTGATATAGAAGATTTATAAACATCAATTACTATTCTTCTAAGCCATCTACCAACCCCAATTTCTGTTCTTCCTTTATACCAAAATTCATTTGATTTATCATTTGTTATCCTTCTTGGTATAAAATAAACATCATTATCTGGATAAGTCTTTGTATCTGGCTCGGCTCTAAGAATTCTATTTACCTGAATAAAAGATATTGTATCATTTTTATCAGTTACATCTATTAATGTATAAATATCTGAAATTTGATTAGAGTCTTCAGCGGATAACAATAGCTTAGCCATATTATTCTTTCTAGAGACTCTTACTAAAAGATCTCTAAACTCATCCGAATAGTATAGTCTCATTGTTTTCTTAGCAACAGCTTCAATAATAAAGTCAAAGTAACCAGATAGAAATTTCATAAAGTATATATTAAAATAATTGATTTAAAATAAAAAATCCTCTAACCTAAGAGGATTTTTTTATAGGGTTAGTTTTATAACCTAATCTTTTTTTTCTTGTTTTTACCTAAAATATCTTTTGATGTCTTGGTTAAATATTTAGTTTGTCTTTTAAACTGATTAGCAAAGTCATCCTGTCTTTGATCAGGTCCTTGTGGGTTTAACTGAGCCGCCATATTTCCAAATTGAGTAAATTTAAGAACTGAAGATTCTAGACCAGGAGTTTGATGTGATGTTTCATTTAACTTAGATTCAAAAACTCTAACTTTTTTAGTTATGTTTTCTGGATCTTTTGTTCCTTTTACTACAAACTCCGCAATATGTGGGAATCTTTCTTTTGATAAATTATCAATAAGGTCTTCAATGTGTTTTACATTCTTTAAATCATCATCGGAAAAACCGATTTTAGCTTTTAGACCTCTTCTAGCAGCAAAATCGTTAACTCTCTGTTTGAACTCCATTAAGGCATCTTCTTTAGCCTTTTCAGGATTAGCAGGTGATCCACCTCTTGATGGCGCAGACACACCAACAAATTCACAGCTATCAAGATATTCTCTAACAAGTTTATTACTAGATGGCTTACCAGTTAGTATTTTTTCAGCACTTTCCGCCTTGTCTGGACTAAAGTGATAAGCAAACATAACTAAGTGATTATACATAGAGTATATTTGTTCTTCGGTTAATACATTATCTATTATCCAAGCAACACCTTCTCTCATAGTTTCTGATTCATGTCCACGGGCTGTTATAATTGCAAATAAAGAACCGTGTGTTAAACATTCAATAAAATCAGTCCAAGCTGGTCCAAGTTTACCTTGTGATATAGCTTTTTTAACATCTTCTAAAAAGACACCCGGTCCCGCCGGGCCATTATCTCTGAAATTAGAAAATGCATCTTGAGCAAGTCTATAATTTTCTTTATCGTTTCTAACTTCCGCAAACTTAGAAGTAGATACGTCTTCTGGTATCCATTCATCACCTTCTTTTCTTTCCATGTGTATTACAGTTGGCATGTAAAGTATATTATCATCCCAATCAAAAGCATAGTATAATAGGTAACCAGATTCACTCTCAGTTATAAACTGATTAAATTTTTTAACCATTTTTATTAAATTAATTATTTTCTCTTGTTAACAAAAGCTTGAAAAGATTCTAAAGCTCCTTCTTCTTCATCGTCATCATCGTCATCATCTTGAGCTTCGTCTTGCATTTCGTCTTGCATTTCTTCCTCTTCAGACTCTTCACCACCGAAGTCTTCTTCTTCACCACCGAATTCACCAAATGACTTAATTCCTTCTTCGTCTTGTGCTTCACCACCTTCAAATCCTTCAACACCTTCTTCTGAAAGCTCTAAAGAAAATTCTTCAACAGTTTCATCATCTTTTGTAGCGGTTACAGTTACTAACTCATCAGTTTCATCAATAACTATTTGATAACCCTTTACTTCTATTGTAGTTTTCATATTAATATCTTTATTTTTGTTTATATATTAATTTTATATACTCACTTTTTACAATTAAACTTTACCCTTAATTTACTATAAAAACAAAAAAGAATTATATTAATGAACGACTTTAGAAAATATGCCATCCAAAGTATTGGAGGTTCAAGACTTGATGACTACTTTAGAAAATTACAAAAGAAAAATTACACTACACATTTAATAGAATCAAATGGTCTATCGGTTGATATATTCTCAAAGTTATTAGATGAAAGAGTAATATTTCTTTCAGATGAAATTGACTCTGATGTTTGTGCTATTGTAAAAGCACAGTTACTTTACTTAGAATCAGAAAGTGATGAAGATATAAAAATATACATTGACTCCCCAGGTGGCTCAGTCTATTCTGGTTTAGGTTTACTTGATGTTATGGATTACGTCAGTCCTGATATTGTAACCATTAACACAGGATTAGCAGCATCCATGGGTGCTGTTATTTTATGTGCAGGTACAAAAGGTAAAAGAAAAGCCTTAAAAAGAAGCAGAACTATGATACATCAACCTTTAGGATTTGGTGGCTGGATGCAACAAGCCTCTGATATGGAGATTGAAGCAAAAGAAATCAACTCACTTAAAAAAGAACTCTATGAAATTATATCAGAAAGAACTGGTCAGTCATATGATAGAGTTAGTAAGGATGGTGATAGAGATTATTGGATGACTGCTACTGATGCAAAAAAGTATGGAATGATTGACGAAATTATTCTTCCAAAGAAGAAATGATAAATCAAATTTTCAATGAGAATAATCAGTACAATATTAGCATAACATAAAGGGAGGTGATGTAATTTTATATATAATATATGGGAAAATATATAAAAATTGCAGAGGATGAATTAATTGAAATGTATTTATCCAATACTTATAAGATGTATGAAATATGTAAATATTTTAACGTATCTAAATTTAAGATAAGATCAATTCTTATAGAAAATAATATTTTATCAAAGTCATCAAAGAAATATTCATATAATGATAATGTATTTGAGAGTATAGATAATGAAGAAAAAGCATATTGGTTAGGTTTTTTATATGCGGATGGTTATGTAAGAAGTGATAAAAGAGGCAATGAACTAAAGTTAAAATTAGGCGTTAAAGATAAAGAACATTTATTAAAATTCAAAAAATTTATATCAAATGATGATATACCTGTAGTTTATGAAGAATATAAAAATAGTAAGTGTTACAAGGTGTCAATAAATTCTAAAAAAATTGTAAATGATTTAATAAAATTAGGTTGTGTTAATAAAAAATCTTTAACCATAGAGTTTCCTGTAATAGATAATGAACTTAAAAGTCATTTTATAAGAGGTTATTTTGACGGAGATGGTTCAATTTCATACTCTGATAAATACATTGGTTTAAATTTTGTATCAGGTTCCCCTAAATTTCTACTAGAAATATCATCTTTTTTTAATTCCGTTGGGTGTAAATACGCAAATTTAGTTGGTAGTAATGAAAATTATAAATATATCCAATATAATACACTCAATGATTTAAACTTATTATTTGAAAATTTATATTCAAATAGTAATATATTCTTAAATAGGAAGAAAGAAAAATTATCTCATATTATAGATAATTTTAATAAATTAAAATCTATAATAAATAAAAAAAGAAGAGACAAATATGATAGAGATAAACAAAATATATAATGAAGGT